CCAAGGTTCCTCGAAATCCACCCTGGAGCATAGATACACGCCATTTTGCGTATGAATGCCCGAAAATCCAGTCTACTCAAGGGATGACGGGCATTTCATTTACCTAGCAACTGTCGAACTCGGGTCCCGGGTCCAGCGCGGTTGCATCAAGGCTTTGCAGGTGCATGGTTGGATCCCGAAAAGTCTCATGCCAGTTGAACGCTCCCGAAATACGAATGTTTGTTCTTATTGTATGCGAATATATGTTCGGTATAAAACAAGAAAAAATCCCTCGTTGAATGAGGGAAAGTCTATTTTTTTCCGTAATTTTTCATAAATTTCATTGCTTTTTCAGGAGAGTAATCTGCGCTTCCTGATCCATTTTGCTCATGAGTAATTATGATTTTATAATTTTGGATGTTTGTAATTTGATTAACAGAACTACTCATTAAGTATCACTCCTTTGGATTTAATTCTGGATTAAAGTAATGTTTTCTTTTTATCCATTTAAATCCTTCATGTTTTGTAATGGCAGCGATTTCAATCGGCCCACCAACGGTTGGGGGCCCGGGAGAGTATTTGCTATATTTGCAAGTTAGATCTACAAGAAAGTGCGCTATGTCAATTACATCTTGAATTGGCATTGCAGGCATAATTAGAGGAATTTCCAAATTTTCCGTAAAAAGGAGTTCTAATTGTTGAATTTGTTGGTCGGGAAATCCAACTGATTTCAATAAGGAAAAAATTTTTGGAGAAAAACCTTTGTACAATCTTGTTATGGCTTCTGGTTCCCCAAACCAATCAGCTCCGCAATTTTCTGATGCTCGACGTAATATAGGACCATTGCATTTTCCGCCTATTATGTCAATTAACCATGTTTCAGCATGTGCAGATTGACTTGAGTATCCTCCAATTATAAACCCAATATCTGGTTTTTGAATATCTGGCCACGATTCAAATGCTTTCAAATAATTTTGGTTATAAATAAAATCAAAGAATTTTTCCGCAATATATTTTACAGTATATGATTTTTCATCAATCTTATGTGCTTCATCCTCCATAATTATTTTACGAAAATCCTTAACAAGAGTAGATATGGAAGCTTGACCAATACTGCCTGCTCCCCATGTAATAGCCCCTACAGGTAATTTTTTGTGAAGGTTAAATACTTTATTTGCGTTTTCGTATACATTGATGACTCCTGAATTCCCTTGTTCATCCCGAACAATAATTGATGAAGCGCTATCAGCGGCTAAAACAAGCCCATCGTTAACTTTTATAGAAATTGCAATAGTCATAAAGTCCCTCCGTACGTGTGGTACGGAGGGATTATTCTCCATTTTTTCGCAAATTCCTTCCAAACGGGTGTTCTGTTCAATAATATTTTTAATTTTTCCCGCCATTCATCCTCCACAACATCGTCCATACTTCTTCCCGCGTCACCGGATCTTTCGGGCGGGTTCCGTCGGTGATGCCCTTTTCGACGGCCCATTCGCGGGCCCTGGCGAACTCTAACCGCCAGTCATACTCCGCTTTTTTGTGCAGTCCATACGTCTCCACGATGCCGGCAACGATCGCCGCCGCACATTTGCGGCGGTAGGCGTCCGACTTTAGCAGCTCACATTCCTCTCGGTTCGTCATAAAGCCGCACTCGACCAGGATCGCAGTCATGCGAGTTTCTCGAAGCACATGGAAGTCAGCCGACTTCACGCCCCGATCCGGGCGGCCAGTCGCACGTATGAGTTGCCGCTGAACGGCGTTTGCCAGCGCAACAGCCGCCGGCGGTCTAGTGGTGTAGACGTATGTTTCGATGCCCTGTGCCGCGCTCCAACCGTCTCCTGCGGCGTTTGCGTGGATGGAAACAAACAGATCGGCGCCCCATTTGTTCGCCCGGTCGGTGCGTTCCCGGAGCGGCACGTCCCGATCATCTGCGTGCGTCATAAGGATTTCCACACCCTCATAGCCGTTCAGCTCGTCAGCCGCATAGCGGGCGACCACGCTATTGAACTGGTACTCGCGCAGGCTGCCGTCCGGCGACCGCTTTCCCGGCGTCTCCGGCCCGTGGCCGGCGTCAATGACGATTCGCATCGCCGACATCCCCCTTCCCGCGCAATACTTCCACAGCTTGCTTGATCATCGGAGGAATCGGCACGCCAAGTCGACCGGCATTTTCGATCAGACTAAGCAGCTCCCCTGCCAGATAAAAAAAGATCGCTGCATCCCGGATCAGATGCGCGTCTCCGATCACCGTATCAAGCAGGTGTGCGACGGCCACGATGGCCAGCGTGCCGATCTTGCGCGTTACGCCCAGCCACAACTCACGGCTAGCTGCTCTGCCCTCTTTTGCGGCGAGTGCGACGCCGCTGATAAAGTCGATCAAGATAAAGACGATGAGCACTGTCATGAGCTGCGTCCACCCTCCGAATAAAAATGATACTGCCGCCCCACTGACTGCGGCGATTGACTTGATGATCGTTTCCACATCGATCACTCTCCCTGAGCATAATAAAAGAGACCCCCGATTTGGAGCTCTCCACTGTTGCGCATAATCGTCCTACTATTTAAGATGCATCAAGCTCGGCTTGCACCGCTGCTCGCAAGTGCTCCGGCACATCCTCGATGGTGATCTTCCCGAGTCTGATCTGTAACGCCAAAAACTTAGCCACGTAGGATCACCTCCAGCATTGCCGCCTCAAGCGCTTCAAGACGCTCTTTGTCGCTCACGGGCGCAGGATCGTCAGCTAATCGCCAACCATATACCTCGTCATAGACAACTTCTCGCTCCTCTGTATAAGCACCTTCCGGGAGCGGGTTAGTTGCTCGCACCTCATATACCGCCTCGCTTATCAGGTTACCTTCTTCGTCATATTGAGCCGGCGCAACCTCAACGGGCTTTAGCATATAGTCCCACTCGCCGATGTTGATCAGATTGCCGTTTGCATCAAACACACACGTCTTAAGCATGCTCATACCTCCTATTTCGCTGTCCATCCGGTGTTACCGGTGCCGCTTGTCTTGACGTACAGAGTTGTGCTGGTACCACCATCAGTACGTAAATATAATGATCCGACGGGTGCGACGATCACCCCTTCTGGCGCACCTGCGCCGATGTAAAGTTTGGTGTTGTCGAAGTTGTACCTGCCAGTTCCCTCTATCCTAAACGCCCCATTTACACTCCCGTCTACAAATCTAACAACCTGAGCCTCTCCAGACGCACTGACACTTAAATCCGATGTGTACGTCACGCCCGAGACTTCTCTTCTAACGGCAAAACTCCTATAGAGGGCACCACCGTCGATGAACAGACTTCCCGTCATCGTACCGCCAGACTTAGGCAGAGCCGCATCGGCCTTTGTCTGTGCCGCCTGTGCCGCTACGAGAGCCGCATCCACTTCCGCCTTCCGCGCCACGTCGTCCGCCGCAGCCGGCGCCGCCGCCTTAAATCGCCCCGCGCTATCCCGCTGCACAATCGTGTTCGGCGTGGCCGCGCTTGTTGTGCTGTCCAGTTTCGATTTATCGGCTGCCGACATGAAGCCAGCAGTGGTTTGCGTAGCTGTCGCATGTAAGTTTCCACCGCCGCGGTTCCCGTGAACCGTATCGTCGAAGGCAACCCCAATCGTCACTTTGTCGTTGGTGGCGTCCGGCGTGAGCGAAATACCGGAACCAGCCGCCAGTTCCAACGTGTCGGTTTTCGAATCGGCTGCAATTGTCGTCGCGCCGACTTTCACATTGGAGAACGCATTTTGATTAACTTCGGCACCAGCCGCAATGCCGTCCAGTTTGGCTTTGTCTGCGGCGCTCATCCGACCGGCCTGCGACGCAGTGGCCAGCTTTGTCACCTCAACGTCCAGTACGTCGGCATTGTAATTCAGGTCATCGATGTCCACCACATCGGTTCCTTCGGGCTTTCTGAGCCCCAAATTTGGTGTTTGTTCCACGTTACCCACGCTCCTTTATCCATTATATCTTTTGAGATCATCCCATGTTTTCGTCCCTGCAGCCTCCCAAGTCAAGCTTTTCAACATATCCCATGTCGTGTACGTGTATTCGAAGCTGTACGCAAGGTGAGCAGGCTTGATCTGCTCCAGCATGGCGATAAACCCAGACATGTTGGGCGGAATACCCTTTACACCGATGAATTTTACAACGAATCGATACTCCGATGGATATTCTATGACGTCCACTTCGCCGCCGGAGAACGCGGCTGCGACATTTTTAATCATCTGTTTAGTCGTTGTACCGGCTCCCCGGATTTTGGCAAGGATTTGTTCCCTACGCCGTTCAATCGGCTTCGTCGGATCGATAGTCATGCCGAGTTCCGATTCCCACAGTGAAAGCCCCCACGTGGCCGTGCTGACATAAAACTGTTTCAGCACGTCGTCGTTCTCGTACCAAAGCTGCCCGATTTCTTCCCCTTCCGTATTCATCATTTCCCGGAAGTCCCTGATCTGCTGGTAAAATTCGGGCAGGTAAGACATTAGATCAACCGATCGATTCTCCGATTGCTTCGAATCGCCATTCTCCGCATAGAGGGATGATCCATATAACAGTTTTCCGTACACGGATTACACCCCCTTGAGCTGGTTCCATGTAACACCTGGCCCCAGCTTGGACGCCGCCAGATCGTACGCCGCTTTAACAGCGCTTGGCGTTGCCGCCTGAGTCGTGCTCGTGCTATTTGTGGCGCTGTTGAGCTGAACGATCCCCGCCGCTGATGTTGAAGCAGCGGGCAATCGTGCAGCCGCAATCGTACCCGACGTAATGTCCGCCGCCGAATGAGTATGGGAACTAGGCGGAAATGTCGCCGGTTTTCCCGTCACCCCAGACCACGGTACGCTGTCGGCCGTCTCCGCCGCATCGACTTTGCCGTCGGAATCCGTATCGTAAATGGATTTGAGCATGTCCCCAACGCTTTGAGCGGCGACCAGAAGCTGATTCCCGGTTGGCGTACCGATATATAATTTGTTTGTGTCCGTACAAAAGCCCAGTTCGCCAACATCCAGAGTTGGTAACTGAGCTTCTGTACCCCTTCTGATTTTGATCAAAACGTTTCTTGGCATCGGCCGTCACCTCTAGAAGGTACCGCCATCGATCACAGCCACCATGAGCCGGTTTCCGTTCGCGGAATCGTACACGATACTGTCATTGTCAATGTTCACAGATACGCCGTTTCCATTGACCGTGATACCGTTGTACGCTTTCACAGACACGCCGTTGCTATCAACATTGATGCCATTATACGGCTTCACAGCCACAGCATCAGCCGAAACGGTAATACCATTTCCGGCACCGACGTTCAGTGTAACTGTGTCCGCTTGGCCGCCGCCGGACAATCCATTACCAGCCACGATGTTCTGCAACGCAGCGCCGCTAACCACCCATGCCGATCCATTCCAGCTATAAAGTTTTGCTTCGATGTCGACATAAACCGTCCAGCCTTCGGCGGGCGTGTAGAAAGACCACGACGACCCATTCCATTCAGCGATCTTGTTTGCTTGCCCAGACCATGCGCCGGATGCGCCGGAAACAGGAACGATATAACGATCCCCAACAGTCGGGCTTGAAGGCGGCGCGGTCGTGGTGCGGCTTTTCACACTGTCCTGAAACTCCATGCCACGCTTCGCCAGTTCAATCTCGTTCCGGATTTTCTGCGCGCTCCAGAGGTCAGTCGGGCCGGTTCCGGAGTCGTTGATTTGCCGGTGGATGGCAGCATTGTCGATATGATCCCGAATTTGCGCGGCGGTTGCAGTCTTGGTTCCGTCCGAGACCTTGTTTACGTGGCCGCTCGTGATGTCTTCTTTCAGAACCTTCCCATATGTGCTTCCGTCTGGAAGCTCGTCGAGATTGACGATAGTGAGCTTTTGCCACGTCCCGACATCCACATACAGCACATTTTCGTTCGTCGCAAAATAAAACCGCCCAGAACCAGTCGGATTCGGGCGGTTTGCCAGCGTGCCGGACATTACGCGACCGACCAGAACATTCGTCGATCCGTCACCGATGTAAACTTCCTTCGTGTCCGTGCAAAAGCCCATTTCACCCTGCTGAAGCGGGCCGTATGCATCCAGTTGTGCTTTCGTTCCCCTTCTGATCTTGATTACTTGTGCCATCAGTCATCGCTCCTTTCAAATGTTCCTCCATCAACGACCCCCTCAGACTTGTACCTTTCCAACTCGGTCTGCGTGGCCGTTATGGCGTCTTGCAATACATTCACATCATCCGCTTCCACAGTATCGCCGAGCGTCTCGTAGGTGACGTATACCTTTGGTACATCTGCAAAAATGCGGATTATCCTGCGCCAAGGCGTATCTACAGGAACCGAAAGCGTCCATGTCGTGATTTCATCCCCAGTAAAATTCGGCCCGGTATATACCTTGATCGTGCTATTGGTAATGTTGTCATGTGCCAAATATCCTTCGAACTTTCCATTTGCGAGAGTGATCTCTTCTTCAATGACATACACGCCGTCTTGTTTTTTATTGAGTTTTGCTGAAAAAACATCGATCTGATCTGGATACGGCATGTGTCACACCCCCAGACTGACCGTGCCAAGCACGGGGACTTCCTCGTCCAGCAGTGCAACATTGGACGTGCCGCCATTTACGGTAAGATTCACATAATCCAACACCCCCGGCGTCCCAAGCAGCAGTGTGCCGATCCGGGCATAGCTCACATAGGTAAGCTCGAAGGCTGTTTCGCGCAGGTACGCCTCTAGCTGCTGCACGAATGCATCCTGCACCTGCTGCAACGTGTATCCCGATGCAAGCGTGACGGTGGCCGTGACATCAATGGGCTTCCCCGTTGCCGAAACGACGGTTACCGCGGAGCCGATCGGGCGGACTTCTTCGATATGCGCAGCCACGGCATCGACCAAGCTCGGCGATGCAGGCCGCCGGTCCGAATCAGTTATGATCACTTTCACCGTTCCCGGACCGTTCCAAAGCGGCATCACCTTTGCCGTACCCACCCCGATCACTTCCGTCGCCCAGCGCTTGTAATCGGCCACGTTGCCGCTGGTGCCGGGTTCGCGGACTTTTTGGAGGTAGCGGGCCCGAAGCGATTCATCCGATTCAACATCCTCACCCGGTACGATCACGTCGGTAAGCTCGGCACGAGCCAATCCCACAATGTAGTCAATCGGCAAGAGTGATCCGAATACGGTATTCCCGATTTCCCCTGCCGTTTCACATTCGAGCTCAAATTCGCCGGCAGCCAGCCTTGAGCGAACCACGAAATTCACCTGTTCGCAAGAATACCGGCTGCCGACCGGAACATCGATCGGCTGATTGGAAGCGTTCCAAAACAGTCCCTTTCTCAAGGCTTTTGTGGCCGGTTTCCGATCGATCCCAAAGTCAGAGGCCCGATGTTCCAAGTATTCACCGCTGGACGTTTCACCAAAACCAAGACGCAATACAATGTCGAGCTCCATATACATTTGCGCCAATTCAGCCGCAATAGGCGCCAGTGCGGTGTAAATGATCGACCCCTCCCGCTTGTCCAGCGAGTTCGACACCCGGTCCAACATTCGCCCTAGAATCGTCTCGAACGTTTGATTTTCAAACAACCTACAACACCTCCCGCTCAACCTCAAAACTGCCGAAAGTGCTGATCACCGTAAACCGCACCAGAGCGCTATCACCACTAAACTCGATGCCGAAATTCGCCACATCCTCAATCCGGTCATCCTGCATCAATGCTTCCCGGATTCGGCGTTTCAGTTCGGATTGCACAAAGAGCTGGTCGCGCCCAATCAGTCCTTCCAGTTCGGCACCATAATCAGGCGTGTAAATCAGATACCGATACCTCTCCGTATGCAGAATCAAAAAAACAGCCTGCTTAACGGCCTCCAGACCATCAATCATGCCAATGACGCGGCCACGGTCGAAGTCAATGCCAAACGTCAAGCTCGGCTGTTGTTCCTCCACGATCTCTAAATTGGCCGGAATAATCGTACCAGTAGGCGTCGCCATAACTCACACCACCTTGTCGAGAACGACGAACTGCCGGCCACCCTGAATTCGCAACAGCATCACCTTGTCGCCGATTTCCAGTCCTTTACGCACGATGATCTTCGCGGCTTCTGCCGGTTGCATCCCGCCTGTACTTCCACCGGGCGCCGAATGAGTATGCGAAATATCGATCTCGTACTTCGTCAGACTTTCCGGCACGATCAGGAAGTCACTCGTCAGCGTGAAACGCTGTTCGACATTGACTTCCAAAGTATCGGTTTTCGTCACCGTGCCAAATAGCACAGCGACGGGTTGACCGGCCTCAATCGCGCCCAGACTGGCCTGCCGTATCAGGTTCGCCAGTGCCATCCATCACACCACCTTCAAAGTTATTGACATCGTGTGTTCGTCGCCCTCCCATTTGTGTGTGCATTCATCCACAAGGAAATACTGATTTATCCCCAACTCGTTGAGGATAATCGGAATATAGCACCCGGCGCGGATTCGCAAATCGCCAATCGCGTCAATCTTGAGAGATCGTCGCTCCCGATTTTTAAGCTGGAGCAGAGTGTTTAGCAGTTCTCTTATTTGAGCTTCGTTCATTTTCTCGTCCACGACATCGAAGTATTGCAACCGACCCCACTTTGCGATATTCACGCTGTCCTGAGCCACGTAAACATCCCGGCGGCCAGTCTGCTTATTGTTCTGCACCAACTTGATCCGGTTGTACGTGTCGTCGTCGATACTTCGCTCGTAACTGTAGCCATAGGCCAGACTTTCGTCACCGAGCGCCACGTCCACTCGCATATCCGCCGCGTTGGTCAGTGTCAGCGCTCCGAAACTGTCGTAAAAGACGAAGATATTTCCGGTTGCCATCAGCGTCAAATCCAGCGCCTTGCAAATGACATCCAACCCCGTCTGATTGTCCTCCACCAGCGTCGGAATCCGATAGCCGGTGCCAGCGAGATTGCCGACTGTCAGACCAAAGTCACCGGCCACCTTGCGGATGATCTCGCCTGCTGTCGCATTGGCGAATACGAACGTATCCTTCGACAGCAAATAGCGAATCTGGTCATAGGCTGTTATCGAAATTTCGTCATCGTCGTCCTGCTCGATGGCGAATACATAGCCATAGAAAATCTTGCTGGACCCGTCCAGCACCCGGATAACTGCGCCGGGATCAATCCGCACGTCCTTGTGTTTAATCATCGAGACATTAAGACTGCCGGGCTGTCCGATACGGACGGTTTTCCACGAAACCGAAGTCACCATCTCCGAAATGTCGTAAATCTTGCCTTCCCGGTTGTCAAAGAGGATTTCCAGTGCCATCGAATCACCTCACGATGTCGGGATTTTGATCTGCATCCCGACCCGCAGGTTACGCACCTGCGAATCCTTGATCCCGTTTAGATCAGCAATCTCGCGCCAGCGGCTGCCGTTCCCCAGATATTTCTGCGCCAGCGCCCACAGCGTTTCGCCGCGCTTCAAGACATGCACCTTCGGTTGTGGCTTCGTATCAGAGCGTGTCTCTTTTTTCTCGGCGGATGCTATTATAACAGGCTGATTATTTTGTGTAATCGTCTTGATCTGCACCAGCTTCGGACCATATGGCCGATACTGTTTGAGCGTCATTTCATACTCAATGTCGCCGACGGCTCCTGCCACTTCCCGCCACGTGAAGTCTTCGATGGACACCAGCATGTTGATGTCCACGGTCCCATCCGTAACAATCAGGCGCACAATCTTCCGGGCGCGGCGCCATTCGTCGATCATCTCCACATAACTCGCTGGCTCCAGCAGTTCGGTACCGACCACAAACGGGTAACGCTGGGCGGGGAAGAAACTCTCGAAGCTGATTTCAGACAGGCTCGGTGTCTGGATCGTGTTGATCTCTCCGAGACTGACGATCCGATACGTCTTTCCCTGCCCCGGAATCTCGACTTCGATTTCAGGCGGGTTGACGGGCAAACGTATTTCCTGCGCTCCATCATCCACCGAAAGATAAATACCGTAGTCCGCCATCAGGAAAACACCCCCTGCGCGGAATTGGCGATCTCGCGCTCCAGCGATTCTTCGATGCGGCGGACGATGGTGTCTACGTCCACGTCGCTCCGAATATCCCCAGTCGTGACCTGAACCGTCGGCGTCAGCGTAACGAAATTCTGGATCGACTTCATTTCGGCCAGCTCGCGCATCAGCTTCAAATCCTCTCTGGAAATGTCAACCGTGTCCTCGATCTTCCCGACCTTGTCAACGTTCGCAAGGCCGTTCTTGTCGATGTTGGCGAGATACTTGCTAATGTCATCTGTTGCATCGCTTCCTCCGCCGAACATCCTCGTCAAGCTCTGAACCTTGTCAAAAGCGCCCTGCACTTTGTCCGCTACGAAACCACCGGCGGCTTCGCCCCATTCGCGGCCAATATTAAACGCTTCGGCATAATCCATCGGCTCGAACCGCATCAGCTCGACGACATCCGCCTCGCTTTGCAAGCTGTCGCGGGCTGACTCCAGTTTGTTCAGCAGGTTACTGATCCCGGACGTAATGTCCACATTCAGGCCGGGAATCTTGTTGATAATGTTCTCGATCCCGGCAGCCAATTTCTCAAGTTGTTTCAGGGCGTTAATGACCAAATCGTAGAACAGCTTTTTCACGGCATATACGGGATCGCGCCAGACGTTGGCGAAGAACTCGGCTACGGACAATACGCCGTTGGCGATCCAAACGAACTGGTTGTAAATGAACGCAACCAGCGTGCCGATAATGCCGCCAATAAAGCCAATGACCTTAGCGGCGATGTCGCCCCATTGATTGAAAATATAGATCAGCAGGCCAATGGCGGCACCTACAGCCAGGATCGGCCAGTTCATCGCCAGCCACGCGGCGGCTTGCGCCAGAAGCGGTGGAATCATCGCCCACGCCGCGGCGACCATTCGCCACAATTGCTGAATCATCAGCGCCAGCAGAACGCTTGTTACGACCGTCAGGATCGGCTCAATGATCGACCAGTTATTTGCAATCGTGTCACCGATCCACGTCAAGACGTTCAGCAGACCACTCGCGGCGGCGGCGGCCAGATGAATCGCGTTCGTCATGGCGTTCATCATCGCCGCACCACGTTCCGAATTGAGCCAGTCGTTCATTTGCTGGAACACGGGGCCAAACGCCTTGAACGCCTCATTCTTGACTTTTTGAAACATCGCGCCGAACGTCATAGGCATTTCCGCGAATTTGGCGTTGATGTCGTCCGCCGCCGAGAACAGGGCGGACTTGATAATATCAGCAGTCAGCGCACCCTCCGACGACAAGTCGCGCAGTTCGCCCTTCGTAACGCCCAGATACCTTGCAATCGCGTCGGCCAGCATCGGGGCGTTTTCCATGATCGACCGGAACTCGTCACCTTGCAGTCGCCCGGCGGCCATCGCTTGCGACAGTTGATACATAGCGGCGGCTTGTTCCTGCGTCCCGGCACCACCGATGGTAAACGCCTTCTGCAACGTCTCGACGAATGCGACGATCTCACCGCTCGAACTGAACGCATCGCTCGCCAGAATCCCCAGACGGGCCACATTATCCGTCATGGCGATAAAATCGCCACGCGCCCGTTGTGCGGCGGCATGTATCTGGTCTTGCAAATCATCCACGGACTGCCCTTCATCGACGATCAAATCCAGCCTCGCCCGCGCTGAAACGAACGTATCCGCCGCCCCCAAAGCGCTTTGAATCCCCTGAACCGTCAGATATGCGGCGGCCAGACCAGCCGCCCAATTTTTAATCGACGATCCGAGACTATCCGTAGACGACTTCGACTTATTCACGGACTGCGTAAACCGATCCTGCGCCTTCTTCGCATCTTCAATACTTTTTTTAATATCAGCCTCTGCCGCCGCCAGTTGCTTCTTCGCCGCAGTCAACGTACGGTCAACCGTCAGATTCCGGTTGGCCGAACTCTGCATCTGCTCCATCGACCGGATCATCAGGTTCATGCTGTTCGTGATCTGCTGAAGCGGTTTCGTCATCGCATCGAACATTTTCAGCGTTGCAGTTACCGTTGGCACATCCTCACCGCCTTTCCTTGCGAGTTTCAAGCAAATAAAAACGCCCCGAAGGGCGTGGGTTTACAACGTTATGTAGTCCTGTGCGGCCAATTCCGGGCGCTGGCTCAGAACGAATTTCTCGAACCGATCCGGTCGTGATGTCTTTCGCAAGTCGAATGCCATCGGTTGCGGCTCGTCCTGCCCGTCTGCCTTATAATATATGATCAATAGATTGCCTTTCGTAGCCTTCTTCCCACCGACAGCGGATAATGCGCCCACGATGGCACCTATACCGCCAAATGCTACCCCACCGATGACACCGCGACCAATCACAGACTTGTTTTTCTGTATCAAGTCCGTCTTGCGTGCGGCCTTGATGGCCGTCACCTTGTCGTATCCCAATTCAAACGTCTGCTTGCCGGATCGGATTATCAGCAGATCATCGGAAAAGAACAGTCTCACAATCTTCTTCGGCTCCAGACCCGGAATGCCGAGAAGATGGTAGGCGGCGGTATATAGCTTCGCGCCCAGACGCTTCGCTTCTCGGGCCTCTCTCCGCCATAACAGCACCGCCACCACCAATACCAGAAGCATCAGCAAAATTCCAGCCATCTGAACCCCTCCATTCGTCGTTTGGCAACATTATATCACCTTTTACGCCTTTTTGGAGAAGATGGTTTCTTTTTCGCTTGCGCTTCTGCCTTCTTCTCGGCTTCGATCCGAATATCAATCATCGCATACAGCGCGGCCTTTTGCTCGACCGAATATTCAGACAGTTCCCACGGCTTGATCCCGAGCTTGTGGAGGGCGTAATAGGCGTAATTCCATTCGCCGTCGCCCTCCCGGATCAGTTTTTTACTTCCTCAACCAGCTCATTGATGTCCTTGTCGAAGCCGTTGATCTCCTGAACGGCCTGCACCAGCCGAGCATATTCGCCGGACAGAAGCATTCGCTTCAGCAAATCCTCGGAACCCAGCACGCCATAGGATTTCTGTAGCTCGGCGTCCTTCAAATCCGGGAACACCACACTCGACACGACAACCTTCGCCATGTAGACTTCGGGCTGAATTTCGGCAACCCGGCGGCCTCCCGGTCCCTTCACGTATTGCGTAGCCGCCTTGCGAAGCTGTTCATTCTCGGCTTCCGTGATAGCCCGAACCTTCCACGGAATCGGTTTGCCATTCTCGTCCTTGAAGCGGTCGGAAATGACCACCTCATCAACAATCTCTGCCTTCGCGTTCTGTGCGAAAAACGCCTGCAAATTACTCATGTATGATCTCCTTCCGGGCGCCACATCAGTTCAGCGGCGCGAATTGTTCCAGAATGTCGTAGTCGTCGAACGTAAACGACACATCCTCATTCAGCGGATCATCGCTCGTCGCATCGAATTGTGCCGCAATCACGCTGTCAAGGTTGCAGTTTTTCAGCACAACCGTCTGCCGCCCAGCCGCCGAAGTCGGGTCTTCATTCGAGATCGTCATGTCAAAGTAGAAGTCGCGGCCAGTCTTGATGTAATCCCGAACGAGGCGACGGAACAGGGACGTGACATAGTAGATGTTCAGCGTTCCCGTGCCCGTCCAACCCACAGCCTTCTGGCCGACATTCGTTTTCCCGACAACCGGAACATCCGTCTTGTTCTTCTCGATGGTCGCCTCCAGCGACCGGGCATAGAACAGTTCTTCAACCTGCCCATTGATCGTGATGAACGCCTTCGCGTGCTTGCCGGAAATGGCGTCCATTTCGTTCATGAACGGCATCCTGATCCCTCCTTATCGCACAATGACTTGCATGTAGACCTTCTCAATGGCATCGACAGGCTGGACGTACAGCTCGACGTAGATACTATCCACGTCGTTACCTTGAACCACTGTCACGTCGGCTTGCGTGTCGAGGTTCTGGATCGCGCCGATGTTTTGCAAAGTGGTCAGATAGTTCACGATTTCGTTCTTGAACAGGTTCCGCCCATCAACGTTGTTATCAACCTTTCCGGCGTAGAACTGTTCAAAAATACGCTTCAAGTCGTTACCGATGGCGTCCAGCACCCGGATGACCCGGTTCTTCGAGAAGTGGCGTTGCTTTTCAGGCGTAAAGCTCGTGAACGTGTTGATGTCCTGCTCGACGATAGCGCGGCCATCCGAAGGCACGAACAGGAATTCGCCGTTCTGGAGCGCCTGAACGATCTGGGTATGCGTGTAGCGCGTGTCCACGTCCACAGCACCGTCGTAGGCCGCATACGTCAGCGACTGATTGACGTTCGCGCCCGCCGTTGCACCAGCGACCCATGCGGTGGCCTGCACATTATTTAGCGTCGTGCCGTCCGCCAGCACAACGCCGTTCTTGACGCTGATGACGCCCTCGTAGTCGGCAGTCGGATAGTCAGGCAACACGACCTGAATCTTCTTGCCCTCGTCCTCACGCAGACGTCGCGCGAACGAGGCGAACACACCTTTCAGTGTCGTGTCGCTAACCGGAGCGGCCATCGTGTTGAAGTCGAACAACTCGATGGCCTCCAGATAATCCGTATAGTCACTGTTCGTTACCGTGCCATCCGTGCCACCCGTCAGCGGCGTGCCAGCCGTAGCTTCCAGTTCGCCGGACGAACCGAACGTCACCCATGCGTTGTCTTGCAAGTCGGCGCGTTCCGCAACCGTCTGCACATCCACCTCGCGACCATCGACATAAGTGATGACATCGAACATCGTTGGTTCATCGACGTTCGCTTGTACAGCCACCGTAATGTCGTTTCCCCGGACGCCGCCGTAACGAGCCGTAACCGTGATCGGATCGGTCGTTCCGATGGTCGCGGACGCCTGCGTACCGGTATTTACCCGGTACAGCAGAAGTGTCCGGGCACGTTTCAGCGCTTCGCGCACCAGTACCAGTTGCGGCGCCGTAATGTCATATCCCAGAATGTCAGTCACATCCTGCCCGGCCTCAATCGTCATAACCTGCTTGCTCGGCCCCCACGACAGCACAGCAGGGAGCGTCACAACACCGCGATCACCGAGCATGCCGACAGCCTGTGCCTCACTCCGAAAGTTGACGTACAGACCGGGACGGACTTTGTTTTGTGCAACCCACGTTCCGCCTGCCATAGTTACTGAACCCTCCTTGCCTTGAAGTCTCTCAGCAGTTTCTGAACCTCATCGAGCGTGTACTGCTTGTCATCCTCCAGAATGGCGGCCAGCACATCGCGCTCGACCCTTGTGAAATTGGCGGCTTTCAGAAACTGCCGTTTCGGGAACTTGGCCGCTCCCGATTTCTTTTCCTGCTCTTTCTTGCTCATTTGACGTATCCCTCCTGTTCGAGCGACCCCATCTTCGGCGGCTCGGGAACCTCACGCCGGACGCGAAACGCATAGTCCACAAAGAAGTGAAGCACCCCGTCCACGATCTCGTGGTTCATTCCGGTGCCCTGATACTGCACCCCGTCGTACTCGATCAACTCCAGCGCATCGTACAGCTTTTCAGCCATGTCGTGCGCTTCCTCGTTCGCGTTGTCGCGCGGGAAATAGTGGATGTCGAAGCTATGCGTCCGCATATACCGGATGTTTAGTTCCTGCGTTTGCGAAGCGTTCAACAGCTTCACGAAAAAGCACGGTTCCACGAACCCCTGACGGATTTCCTCACCGTACCGCTTGATATTCGGGAACCGTTCATTCAGCCGCCGCATGACGGCCGTGCGAATATTATTGATCTCGACAACTGGCATCGCCTCACCCCTTCCTCGGCGGCCTGCCGTTCATGATGCCATTCCACAGTTCCATGACTCGACGTTCCAAATACCGCGGCAGTTCGCGCTCGATCTCCTGCATGGAAATGCGCGCCATGAACCGTCCGGGCACCCATCCGTCCTTCGGTCCGACGTACATGCCGGACTTTGCGTTCGGATCATACACGAACGTGTTGCCCTTCCAATAGCCGGGTACCCAGTGGGATCGAAAGCCATATTCGACGAAACTGGCATAATCAACCGGGTTGTAAATCTCCACCACAAGCGCATTGCCGTGGCGCTCAACCGTGCCGACCTTCCAGTTTCGCCGCAGATGGCCGGTATTCACCGGCGTCCGCTTTTTGATCTTCCGCTCGGCTCGATAGGCCATTTCCAGCAGGAAGTCGTGCATAAACCGCTCGATGACGCGATCATCCAGCGCCTTATTGAACGCCCCGGCCAGCCGCCGCAGTTCGGAAAAGTCGAATTTCGCCCATTTCGCCATCAGGCCTCGCCTCCCCGTTGAAGGCTGACCTCCTGATGCGACGAATAGATAGTCGGCTCTCCGGCCTTGTACTGCCGCGTCACGCCGTTTCGCGTAACCTCAATCACGTCGCCATGCTTGATCTCGTAGTCCGGGCTGATGAACAGCTTCGTCTCATAGGCGATCTCGTTGACCGTCTCGGTCTGCCGGTTCGTCCCCATCCCAATACGAGACAAGCGGCAAGGAACGTTCTCGTAAACAGGAAAAAGACCGAGCTTCGTTTCTGTCGTATGCGGATCGATATACTCCCCATAACGACTGATCGAAGCCCGGTCCTCATACAGCCGTTCGATCTTCCGCCGGTGCGATTCGTATGCCAGCCTCATGACCACACCACCCGCCGGAACCGATGCAGTTGAGCCTTGTACTCCCGGATGATGCTGTCCTCGTCGCGTCGGTATTGCACGGACGTATCCCCGACCTGCACGCTGGATGGCACTCCATCAGACGCATCGTAGAAGTTAGCGGACATCTCGATCAACACGGTTTCGAGTTCGGCAGGCAATTCTTTGATGTTGCAATAATTCAGGATTTTCTGCTCGGTGGATTCGAGGACGAACGTCAGACGCTCGTCCTCATCCGTCCCCTCGATCCCCAGAAGCATTTTGAGCCTTGCGAGTCTTTCCATTCTTCAACCCGCCTTTCTCGGTATGCTCTTGCTTTTCTTCTTGTTCGTCTGTCTGTTGTTCGTTCTCAGACTCCACGGCTTGTTCGGGTTCAGGCTCAGCTTCAATTTGTTGTTTCATTTCGTTTTCATACGTTTCATGTGGCGCATTAGGTTGTGGAACTTCTTGTTCCAGTTCCGATTCCAGCCCGGATTCCTGTTCCTGCTGTTTTTGCTGTTCTTCCAAAAGTTTTTTCGCCGCAAGCAAGCGCCTGCGGCGGTTAAATGCTGTAACGCTCATCTCAACCACCTCACGCGATCTTGTGAATGAACTTCACGATCCGGATCGCCTTCGGTTCGTACACCCGCGTCCAGTTGTCACCGTCTGCCAATTCGGTGTTCGACGGCGATACACCAGCCACGCTTTGCGACGTGAAGCGCACCCCGCGCGGATGCAGGATGAATGTCCGGCGGTTGATCAGGTAATCTTCTCCAGCCAAGCTATCCCGATCTGTTTCCGTCGGAACGAATCCGACCGGGTTGCCCTCACCGTAGGCCACAGCACCCGGGCCGAACAGGTACGTCGTGTACGCGCCGGTCACGGAATCATACGGAACGCCGTCATCGACGATGACCTGCTTGCCGAGGAACGTCGGAATCTGCATCGTGCCATTGGTGGAAGCGGGAAGATACTCGATCAAGTCTTGTTTTTTGAGCGCCGCCTCCGTCGCGGAATGCATGATGATGGCCGTCAGTTGACCTTTTGCATCACCCAGTTTCTGCGCGGCATCCACAGCCGTCTTCGCGCTGATAATGGCGTCGTCACCGGATTCGCCCGTAATGTCGTGGACGTTCGTGCTCATGTTCGCGGCGTCGAACACGCCTTCGAGCGTTGCGATCAGCGCGGCCTGATACCGGCGTGCCCAGTACGAGGCGACCAAATCGCCAATAGCCCGCATCGGGTCGTCGCCAGCAAGGTTGGCGGCCAAATCGTTCGCACCCCACGCCTTTCCACGGCGCAGGATCACAGCCTCATCCTTGCTCGCCTGAATCTTGCCCGGCGTCAGCGCGTTATTGTCGTCCAGCACTTCATCGTCGCCGGTCAGGTCGCCCCAGAACGGCATTTGCACAGTCTTCGCCGATGCACTTGCCAGACGGTCGAACTCCGCCGTGCGTTGGGCGATGCCGCTTTGGAACAGCGCCGACAGCTCCATCGTGCGCTGAATCACATACGGCGTAAACACCTCTGGTACGATAACGTCAGCAATTTTCGTAGACATTCAGAATCAACCTCCTGCTTGTGCTTTCAGTTGTTCGGCCAACTCCGGGTTTTCCCGCAGAATCCGGCCTTGTTCAGTCAAGTTGAAATACTCCTTGCTCCACGGGTTTTTGATCCCGCCCTTCGACGGTTCACGCCCATCGGCAGGATTCATGCCCTTGAGCTTGCCTTGCGGATCGGCCTGCTTCTGGACAAACAGGAACGCCTTGCTCTCGCGCAGGCTCTTGATCTGGTCTTCCAGACCGGCCTTGATATTCCCCTGCTCGTCCACCTCGACCTTGCTCTTGTCGATCAGACTCGCCACCAAATCGGGATCGTGCGCCTCACCAGCCACGGCCAGCTTGATCGCGGTCGTGATCGCCATATCCCGCAGGCGCCCCTGATATTCCTTCTCGCGCTCCTTGTTCTCGTTCTGGAGCGCTTCGATCTGCTTCCGAAGTTCTTCGTTGTCTCCTGCCGCCTTTTTCAATTGCGAAAGCTGGTTATCTCGCTCCTGAAGCTGTTCGGCAAGTTGCTTCTTCGCCTCGTTCACTTCATCGAAGCGATGCTTCGGAACGAAGTCCTTGAGCTTTTCCTCGGCGGCGGCCACAGCGTTCTGCACCACCTCCCCGGAAACTCCGTGTTGCTCCAGCAGTTGCTTGAGCCATTCCATAGATCATCAATCCTCCCGTTCGTTCATCTTCGCTTGTTATCCCGGTCGCGTCCGGTGATGTCTTTGCAGTTTACGCCCGAAATACCAAAGAGGCGGAATATAACAAACGAGCTTTATTTAGCCCGCTTGCTTGCTTCTATTGCCCTACCTTGAGCCAGCGCCTTTTCCCTCGCCTTCTCCCTGCTCACTCTATCCCCCGGCGTGTACGTGTAGCACGTCCCACGCTCGCCCCACTTATAGCCGGGATTGCCATCCTTCTGACAGCGCATGATCGGCATGTCCTATTTCCTCCGTTTTTTCTTCGCCGCTTTCTGCTTCATTTTCAGAAGCTGTCCAGCGGTAACAGTTCGAACTTCACCGCCAGCATAAACGCGAAGTTTCTTGTCCTTCGGCATTTTCTGCAATTCGCTGATCGTCAGCTTCGGCAACTTCATCACCTACCCACATAGAGTTTGTACCACTCGGAATACGTCATGTTCCCCGGAACATAGTACACACCCCCGTCAGCGTCACGGGCGATGCGCTCACCCGGATCATCCTCGTCATCGAAGTACGGAACCACAGTCGAACGGCAGTTCGGGTGAAGCGGCGGGTAATTTATGCCGACCTCCTTCTCGCTCAACCGAAACACCTTGCCGTCCATCACGCGACAAATCTCACTCGTCCGGCTGTCCAGCGTAGCAAGATATTCGTATTGCTCCACAACACCGCTTGCCTTATACCCTTCCCACGTCGCCTGATGGGTGACAAAACTGCTCTCGGTTCGGACAATCCGCTCGGCGCTAGAGTACGACACCTGCATCCGCTCGGCCAAGTCTTTCGCCGTCTGCGCCACGCCCTCGCCCCGGATGAACGCCTGCGTCAACTTCGTTTGTAATTCGCGCACCAGCTTGTCTCGGTTCGCCCAGATACGCGCGGAATAGTTCTCGCCCAGCCACGGCGTCATGATCGCCTTCTCGATGGTCGGTTTATCAAGCGGGGCAAACGAAACGCCGATCCCGAGCCCCCGCTGAACCTCATACACGGTTCGATAGTAGGTGTCCTCGTAGATACCCGCCAGCAGGCTCTGTGTGTCCGCGTGGGCGTTTCCGAGAAGCATCTCGATTTCTTGTCTTATCTGAATCAAAAGCGCCTCCAGACGGCTAACACGCACCTTATACGATGCCGCATTTAATTGCCTCGTCCATCGGCCGTCAACGTTGTTTTTGGCCTTCTCGATAAATTCCTCCAGCGTCATGCGGAACTCGCGCAGTTCTCCGTCTGTCAGTAAGCGGCGCGCCTCATCCATCGTGACCTGATTCTCGACAGCGTAACGGGCGTAGAACGCCTCGATGTCTCGCTCGATCCTTCGGATCGCCCGCTGGTACTCTTTCAGCAGACGCTCGGCATAACGGTCAGCCTTCTCGTACTGCATCAGGGCGACCTGTTCGCTCCTGCGGCGCCAGTATTCCAGATCCGGCATCATTCAGCTTCGCCCGCCTGATTTCCGTCCTGCCCTATGAATCCCTGATAACTCTCGAAAGCGTTCATATCACGCTGTCGCTGGGCCTCGATGCGCTCCAGCTCGGCCTGTACGTTCGTTACCCACGGATGGTTGGCGATGATCGTCTCATCCGAGATAATGCCGACGCTGGACTTCGCGTTGGCGATCACTTCTGCCTCGTTGATGATGATGTCGCGATTGAAGATAAAGTCCACCTGTTCGTTGGAGTAATCCTTACCAGTCGTGTTCGCAAGGTGCTGGTCGACGAACCAGCGAAGTTGCTCCAGCGACGCCTGAAACTCGGTTTCGATGATGTTGCAGTCCATGTCGAGATCAGCATAGAGGAACTTGAGCGCCACGCCCGACTTGTCGCCTCCGAACCGCTCCGACTGCGTGTCCACCCCCCGGCCAAACTCGTAGATGTCCTTCCGCAGTTGCTCGATGTGCGTCTTGTGCGCCTCGACGTTGATGTTCAGGTTGATCGTGTCCACGCCTCCGTCGTCGGACACCTTCACGGCCCGGTAAATGGACAGGTTGCGCCGGAACTCACCCAGATTCGTGCCGTCATAGTTGCGAAGCACATAAATGCTGTTCGGCAAGTCCTCCAGATTGTTGCTGTTATCGCTCCGGTGCTTATCGTAATCGTCCACCAGAGCCTTAACGAACTTGACCAGCGGCAGTTCCTCGTCGTTGTATTTGAAGCAAACGAACGGCACGCGCTCCCAGTTATAGCCCTGCACCGATCCGTCGCCCTGCTCCAGCGTCACATGCGGGGCGAACTCCCCGGCCTCCACGTCCGGGATCAGCAAGTCGTTTTCGAGAATGTACCGCCTGATTCCCTCCCTGTTCCAGAACTCGACCTTCGTAACGATCCGCTTCGTGACGCCCTCAAACGTCTCGACCTCATACACGCGGATAACCGCGTCGAGCTCCGTATGCGCCGCATCGCGCCACAGCGGTATGATTTCCTCACTCGGCATCCGCTTGAACGACAGGCGCCCGTCCTGATCGTAATAGACCAGCAACCACGCATTACCCTTGTTGATTGCCTCTTTCCCCAGATTCTTTAGCAACCGCATAAACGAGCGATCGAAAATCTCGTTCAGCAGTTGCTGATATTCCTCGTTCGTCGTCTGCACGGTCAGCGGCAAGCCGAGCAAATAACCAACCTTCTGATCGACCAGCTTACGCACAAAGTTATGAACAAGCCGGTTGTTCGCAAGATTCTCGACCTCGACCAGCTTGCCATCCTCGCCCACGACCATGCGTTTACGGCCCAGAATGTCCGCGTCTCCCACATAGTACCGCTGGCCAGTCAACATCAACAGCCGTTCGGGCGAAGCCATCCACTCGTCGATTTCGAGCTTGATGATCTGCTCCAGCGTCATGGCCGACCTAGCGCCGGCTTCGATGATGTTGATGATGCGTTGCATTTCCGTTGGCATGGTCTCACCCCTTTCAGTCGAACGATACAGCTGCCGGCCGCATGACCACGGTGTTCACGAAATAGCGATCCCCGTCCATCTGGTGATCGTTCTGTTTGATCGGTCGCTCTTCGCCGCGCTCGGCCGCCTTCTCGTCCCACACATAAGAAGCAAATTCGCGGAACGTCTCTTTGCAACAATCGTTGTAAAGAATCTTCCCGGTATTCAGCGCCGTTGCCACATTGCGAATTCCCTCCAGTACGTCATTGCGAGCTTTTCGGACCGCAAACCTGCCCTTCTTCCGGATCGTCGCGATGAAGGATGCAGCTGATGGGTCGATGATGATCGCGCGCGGCATGATGTCGCCGACGAACTTTTCCAGGTCGGCGTAATATTCTTCGTCGGTTTTTTGTTGAGCCTTTTGCCGACCGTCGTAATGATATTCCCGGATTTTATACCATGCACTTTCATATTCGTGCGGATCCGCCTTTGTCGGTGGCGGGACGAACCCCCACAGCCCGAATGTCATCGGGTTCTGCGTGCCGTAGTCGATGCTGACGTAATACTGTGAATACGGCCGGTCGACAGTCGGCCGGACATGCTTATCCGGATCGAACATGTCATAGATAATTCCTTCGGCCATCACCCATAGCCCCAGAATGTACCGGCGGTAAAACACGCCGCTGTACATCCGGCGGTAGCGCTCTTTTACACGCTCCGACAGGCTCGGGTTGTCGTCCATCGTAAAGTGCAGGTGGAGCGCGTTTTTCTTCTCTAACTGGTCCAGCCATTCGAGTTTGAACCAGTGGTAGGGTCCCGCCGGGTTACAGTTGAACCACAGTTTGGCCCCGTCCACGCTGCAGCGCGCCGTTGCCTGGTTGACGAACGACTGCGGCATCAGCGCGACCTCATCAAAAAACATGCCGGCCAGCGTAATGCCCTGGATCAAGTCCTGCGAGCGCTCGTCCTTGCCGCCGAACAAGTAAAAGTGGTTCGTGACGGCGCCCCGGCTGATGATTAGCAGGTTGTCCGCCCGACGATCTTCCACCCGATAACCGCGGCTGACGAGCATCTGCTTGAGCGGTCCGATGACATTCCGCCGCAGAGCGCCGATCGTTTTTCCGGCCATGCCGAACTGCTGGCCGTTGAATGTGGCCATCGCCCAAATGACGAACGAAAGCGACATCGACGCCGTTTTCCCGGCGCGAACGGACCCATCGCAGATGATCGCGTCCTTGTCCCGGTGCGGGCTCTTCGGCATCCACCAGGTGAGCACCTGCAGTTGCTTCCGGCTGAACGGATGCCAGCGGAACGAGGCAGCTCTAATCATTGGTTTCGTCATCGTCCCACACCTCAGCCGCCTTGGCTTCGAGAGCCTCCAGAAATCCATCGTCTGCGGGCTCCTCGGTTTTTCCATTCGCTGTTTCAATCTTGTGCTTGAGCTCCAGCAGCTTGGCCTTTTTCTCCTGCACGCGAGTCAGCGCCTCCTCGATCGCCTGGATCTGGCCAAGCGTTCCCTCGGCTTCCTGCAAGTTCGTTTTCTTGCCCTTTTCAATGCCGACTGTTTGGCGCACAATCGTGAAATCGCCAGCCGCGCGCAGCCGCTCGATCCGCTGCAGCATGCGGCGCTCTCGGATCGTGATGAGGCGTAACTCCTCGTCGATTTGTTTCAGGACGTCCGTATCGACGACATGAAAAAGGACGCGTTCCTCGGGATCGAGGGCGTCCATCCAGATGGTTTCATGTTCGCCGGTCTTAACGGCGTTTTTGTTTCCTTTCGGCGGACCGGTCGACTTTCCGCCATGCATCCGGCAGCGGCCGTTCGCCATTGCGCGGTTTCGGCACGGCAGTCCACTGCGCGTCCTAGCGCCGCAATAGTTTGCATGAGGTTGTTTTTCCACTACATGACCACCACCTCACCATTTGACCAATGTGTTAAATTCTGGTATTATGTCATCGACCGCTCGGAAAGCATCCGGCGGTTTTCTTTTTGCCCAAAAGCGCCGGAAGCCGCATCGCACCGTTCCGGCCACGGCGGAGGAAGATGCGGCTCTGTACCCACACCCAGCGATGCGGCCGCAAATAAAAAGAGCCCAGTCAAAACTGGACTCTCGGAAATATCGAAAAATGGGCGCAAAAAGGCCAGAGTAATTTGTACGACATTTTGTCGTCCGCATTGTCATACAGACATGGCTTCCAGCTTACGCTTAGCCCGCTGTAAGAACACTTGTACGGATGACTTCGACAATTTCATCATATCGGCGATTTCTTGAAATGTCAAGCCATATGCCATATGCAGAATAAAACACTTTCTTTCACGCGGAGTAAGTTCAAATAGGGCATCGACAATTTTTCTTTTCTCGTTTTCCGTCAAATTTGGCATTTGTTCCTGAACCAATTTGGCAAGCACCGCACGATTGTAAACCTTTTGGCGCTCTATACCCCGACGGTTTCCGGGTCGACGGCCCCGTTTCATCCAGCTCAAAGCGTATTGCATTTCTCCGATCATACCTGAGACAATCTGCGCTTCAACCTGTCCGTACGCATGAGTTCGGTCGATTGTTTGTCGGTATAATTCCAGTTGTTTTTTCTCGTTACTGTATTCCCGAATAAGTTCATCGACCCAAGTCATGAATTCTGGCGCATTCATCTGCCATTCGCCTCCTTCCTCCACCAGTTCCCCGCTTTCGATTCCCATGCTGATCCGGCGACCGCAGCACATACTCATGCCCACTCACCCGAATGACGGTCGGCACTTCTTTTTTCGTTTTCAGAATCGTCACGACAGGCCGGTAACGGTGGCCTTTCGGTCGATCGTATTTTTTCATTCCACCGTCACCCCGATTTCTTTCAATACCGCATTTTTCACTTCCACCGCTGAGAACATAACATATATCGTCCCGTCTCCAAAGTCGTTCACGATTTCGCCGATCGGGCCGCCTTTCCATAGCCGCCGGGTATTCGTTTTCCCCCAACGACCCGGAATGCGGAATCCCACAGATACCGTCTCGCCAGAAATGGCTATCTGTTCATCGCATCGTCTGATGATTTCTTCCGGTGTCATCCCTTTCCCCTCCCCTCAAAACAGCGTCAGTTCCGCCGGCGGGTTCGGATGCTATTGGTCGGTTCGATCATGAGAATCCTCCCTTTCTCTCAACACTTGAAAAACATTTTCGTTAGTCCAAACATCAACAACATCAATCCGTTTGTTGCACTTTTCACATATCAAGTAATAATGCCGTGATTTTCTGTCATAGAATTCATCGCCAACTGAAGTGTAATGCGGCTTATCGCTCAAGTAAGCGTATAACAAATGGTTGCAGAATAGAGATTTAAGTTTTTTCAACACTCCCCCGTCACCGCCAATAGCGCGGCTTTGCAACGCTGTTCGGGCGTCGCATGGATAAGCAAACACAATTTTTTGATGTCGGAAATATCTTGAACTTGGTTGTAACCAAAGACCACACTTGCAAGTGCATGGACATACATTGCGGGGTCTTTTTCGATTGCAATTTCTTCTGCTTCAAACGCAGCGGATATGTCTGTTGACGGACTGAACCAACGCGGCCAGCATACTTCTTCTCCATCAATTTCAGATACCCAATAACATTCGTCCCCAATGTCCTTCTTCTCCGCCTTGAAAATGATTCGCATAACCAGCGCATCCAGTTCCCGCCTCGGCTCCATCGCCAATATCTGCTCCCTTGTGAGTGTCATGTTTGCTCCCTCCTAAAAATCAATTTTCTCCCGCACAAATTCGCGGTAGTCTCTTGCCTCAATTCATTTCTTCCAGCTCATATTGCTCAATAAATGATTCCAATTCATCCGCATAAAACATTTCATGTTCTCCATCGCTATATGCAATATGTGTCCATATATAACGATTCTTCGCAGCTTCTTCGGCCATTTTGTGCCAGCAATCGCGGCACAGAACCTTCTTTCCATTTGCGCGATGTGGGACTTTTACTTTTGTTCTTTTCCCTTTCCAGCGGCATCCTCGGCCAGCACAAAAAGCATAATCGGAAGATTGGACGATTTCAGCCATGTTCACCACTCACACCGACCGCCCGGGCGATCGTTGCCGTAGACGGTGGATTCGTTGGGGATTTTCCGTGCCGCCTTCTCGTATTCTTCCAGTTCATCAAGTGCAGAAAACAGTTTTCTCAACGGCTCTGATTTGGGAACGACATAATCCCCGTTAGCGAGCCAAAACTTTTTCACCAATTTGGCTGCATTAGCTATCTTTCTTAAGACAATCGTTTCTTGGTCCATCCCTTTTCCCTCCCTCAATTCACGATCATTTCATGCCTGAAAAGCCCCTCTTCTGCTGGCTCCAATGGCGGAGGAAAGCGATCTGGCGTAAGTTGAAGCAGAAGTTTTCCGCTTTTGCTATGCCCTGCCTTCCTGAATCCTGCCGCATGAAAACAACCACCTCTTAAATGCTCACCGACGTAAGTAATCAGACCATCTGTCGGTGGCTCACCCCATAATTGCCGCGTGATACCAAGCGCTAACACTATCAAATGGCTGGAAAGATACGGTCCCTCGTTTCGGAACATCGTGCATTCCCATGCGTTCCAACCGTCATCACGGATTCCGTGCCATGTCACCCATAAAGCCTGTTCATCTTCTGTCAGGAGGACGAGATTGCGTCCCGGTCTGCAGAATTGCGGTGTACCCGGTTTCTGTCGTGTATAGTGTCGGTCGGCCAACTTCAGTGCCCGCCAGTCTGCCTTTTGAATCTGCACCCATGCCATGACGGTCACCTCAAAACAGCGTCAACTGCGCCTGATGCTCCGCCGCAACCGGGTTGAGCCAAAGCACCTCAGTCCGGATACGCCCCGCCTCGGCAAGTGCCTTATGCTCCACCCGGTGCCAGTGGCGCAGGCGATCGTTGTAAAGCTGGTTGTCGTATCCCGACAGCAACACCGGCCCCGGATGCGCGTCCAGCACGTCGAGCAGTTCGGCGTGGTCTTCGTCGGTCATTTCGTGCGCGTACATGCGGCCGGACCGGGTATCGAGCAGATAGGGCGGATCGGCGTAGATGAGCACATCTGGACGATTGTAACGTTGGATCAGTTGGATTGCCGGTTGTTGCTCCAGCTGGACATTTTTGAGGCGGTTCGCAACCATCACGATCTTTTCCGGCAACCCGTTCCACCATTTGACTACTTCTGGTCCGCTGTGGTCGATGTTGTGCCGCCAACCTGTCCTGTCGCTCGTCCTCGCACCTCTCGCCATCCAGCATCGCACCAGAAACCGCCGCGCTCTCTCCAGTTCGTCCACACCGTCCATGTCGTAGGCGCCGTAGTATTCCTGCCGGCTGTACGGTGTCCAGTAAACGAGCCTCGCCAGCTCGTCCGGCCGGTCCCGGATGACTTTGAACAGGTTCACCACGTCGCCGTCCAGGTCGTTCACAGTCTCCAACGGACTGCGAGGTTTGTTGAACAGCACCGCCCCGCTGCCGAAGAAAGGCTCCAGGTACGTCTGATGCGGCGTCATGTGGTCGATGATCCATTCGGCCATGCTCCACTTGGAGCCGGGGTAGTGAAGTATGCGTGGTGCGGTCATGTCACCCCTCCCCTCAAAATTGCATCTCCAACTGCCCAGCGGGCACCATCTCAAAAAGCCACTGTTCGAACTGTTCCCTCTGCTTCTCATTCGGCCTCCACCATCTATCCAGTCCGTTCATCTCCTTCCACTCGCGCCCTCCCAATCAGCTTTAGAAACGTCTCCACCGGCATTGCCACCAACCACGGCTTTCTGTCGGCCCGAAACGCCACAATGTCCGGCCTTTCCCGATCATCCTCCAGCCATCCATACAGCGTCGAGAAGCCGCCGCCGGATCTCTTCCAGCGCGGCCATCTTGTGCTGCAGCGGCGCCTCGGTGTCGTTATAGGCGATCTCGTAGAGCTGGCCGAGCGTGGCCTGTCTCCAGTTCATTCTCCGCATACCCCCTCAACATGGCTTCCGATCGCCTCGATCATCTTCCGCACATCCTCCACGCTCGTTGCAACCATCGTCACAGCGCCGGCTTCCGCCCACTTTGCCAGCTCATATTGCTGCAGCTTCGTCGGTTTTTCGCCCGGCCGCTTAACCTCGATCTCGATGTGCCGGCCGCGGTAACACGCCGTGATGTCCGGCGTCCCGGCGCCGCTGTACGCGCTGCCGTGGTTGTTTCGCGCTCGGCAGCCGGGGAGGCTGTTTAGGTACCGGAGGATAGATGATTGAATGGATGCTTCTCGTTTAGGCGCTTGAGTGCGATGCGCAGCCAATCCAACCACCTCGCCAGATACTTTTCTTTCATCTCGTCGTATTCAGCCTGGCTACTCCAGGCGACGCGCCCCGTCGGGTCGATGTCCGGCCGGAGCACCCAACCGCTTTTCCCCGCGCGGATCCGCGTACCGCCGCAGCGCATCCCGTTCAGCACGGCGCAGAATTCCGCCGATTTTTCCGCATCCAGCGGATGAAAGGTATGCGCGATCCGCAATAGTTCGTTCCACAGATGCGAGTCCTCGGCAAGATCCGGACGCGGGTCTTCGTAGATGGGCGGCGGTGTGTATGTTTGTTCTTTTTCCTCGGTCTTATCGGCTTTCAATTCGAGTTGTTCCCCGGTTGAATATTGAAAAATCAGTTGTTCGAGGCTCAACTAAGTCACCTCCGATGAGTACATGTCCACATGTCCACTTTTTTTATGAATTAGTGGACATGCGAACATGCCTTGTGTTTCAAGCTATTTCAGCGATTTATGTCCACTGTCCACTAATTGAAAAACATATACCCACTTATAGAAGATGTTGTGTTGTGAGGTTGTTAGGTTCCACTTCCTTACCAGAAACACATCTCGCGCGTTACGAGAGTATATTTTTATTTTTGTGGACATAGTGGACATAAATTTGATAGAAAGCCCGATTTCATCAGGTTTTCTACATGTCCACTAACTTAAATTTCAGTGGACATGTAGTGGACATAGTGGACATATAGACTAATCATCGAGGTCATCTTTAAAACGCGATCGTTTAATAGCAACAAAGTATTTCAATTCGCTTTTGGCGTATTCGCTGTGTCCCATTCGGACATACTCGCGAACTTTATACCGGACTTTACTTTCGCCATTCCTTTGTTCCGTCTTAATTACCCCAGTCTGTGCCCAATCCTTGAGAATCCGTTTCGGGTTAAACCCGCCGTCCTTCATCGCCTTCTCGAAAACCACCGGGAAGATATAAAGCCAGTCGTCCGTCATTTTCCCATACCAAACGTTCTGGATCGTATCACTGAACGCCGCAGAATTTGCGTCCGACCAGCTCATGATATAGTCGTAAGCCCGCAGCGCGTCGTCTGCCTCGCTCGTTTTTTCGAGCATTCCGAGGATCTCCTCGCCCATCTTCACGGTTTCCATAAAGGCGGTTGTTTCGTCCAAACCGAAAATCCACTGACTAGCGTAGAAATCCGCCAGCATGGCGATGGTAACCGCCGAGACGTGGCTGGAAAGGTTGTCCGGGAATTTCTTTTGCAGGACATCGAGAAACTGCTCATACCCGGTCAGCACCATCTTCGGATCCTTGAACAACTCATCCATCAGCCGGCGGATAAACGCCACTCCGGCGGTGCCGTAGTGGTACACGATGCCGCGGTGAATCCTCTGCGCCGCAAGCTCGTCCGGGATCGGCGCCCCGTACACTTCCAGCGTGCGAGACTTCACCCCCGCTGTGCTGCTGTCCGTCGAAATCGGGTCCTCGCCAGTTGTCAGCACGATCGTTTTCCACTGCTGATACTCCCGGATTCCGCCGCCTTTCGAACCGCGTGTCCGGCCTTTCCCCATGGAGAGCATATAAACTAAGGATTCGATGAAACTTTGATTCCTAGCCGCAACCTGTTGCTCGTCCAGTCCAATCGGCAGATCGTTATAAAATCCGGCGAGCTGTTCGATGCCGACCTTCGTTGTGTTAAAGTTCGCCATGATATCTTCCGGTCGCCCCCACACGGAGAGCGCGGCGACCATCGACGCCGTTTTTCCGCCGCGGGACCGACCGTAGACGTGGAAAATGAAGATGCGCTGATTGACCAGCCGCATGAGCGGCGCCGCGAAACTGCAGGCGAGCATGAACCGGGCGATCGGATATTTTCGGATCGGAGTGATGAACGTCACCCAATCCTCCAACGTGCCGGCTTCGTGAAATCCGGAGAGTTGCTTTGCCATGTCGGGGTTGTCAACGATATAGTCGCCTTCCAGTCCCGGAAAGAAATGCTTTGAACCATACCACCCCATTCGGCTGACCGTTTTAACGAGCGGAATATGCTGGATGTAGTTCCGTTCAAACTCCTGCAGGTACGAAACAAAATATTTCGATGTTTCCGAGTTGATCGGCACGTCCATCTTCCGCAGAATCGTCGCCTTGCTGCTCGTGAACGCCACGTCCGCGTCCACGATCGCCCGCTGCCACTCGTTATCCCGCCACCAGGATAACTCGACACGCGCCTCATCGAGTCCGCTGTCCACCCTTTTCAACCGCTTGGTGATGAAAAGCGGAGCCGAGCAAACTTGGATGTACTGCGGCCCTTCGTCGGAAAACACCACTTTGGCGATGCCGCTTTCACTGATCGTCCAGTCGCCGAATTTCCGAATCTCGAATGGAAACGGTTTGTTTTCGAGCCAGTCCGCTTTGATCGGAGGTGCTTCCTCGCCAGGCTGAACGACGCGAATGTTTTGCTGCTGCGCCTGCTTCTGTTTGACCGCGCGTTCCAGGTCAGGGATGCTGACGAGCCGGCCGGCGGCATCCTTGATTTCGCCTTTCAACCGCGCATATTCCGCCGCGTCACGTTGTCTGAGTACCGCCAGCGCGCCAATGACCTCGTCGTCATAAATCGTTTCCCGCTTAGGTTCCCGCCTCAGCTCCCGAATCGCCGCGTCCACCGTGATTTTCGCGAGTACCAACGGGCTCGACACAAACCCGATCGGCGCCTTGACGCCGCAGCCGCCCACCGGGCAGCCGGTGAATCCGAGATTATCCTGAATATACTGGCATGTGTGAGGTTCACCGTCCTGCAGGGCGTGCTCGATTTTTCGGTCCGTCTCCGCCGGCGAGTACCCGGGATACGGCCGGCTGAGCTCATGGATCAGTTCCCGCCCGCCATCCGCCCGCGCCAGATTCGAGATCATGGCGTACCATTCCGGTTCGCTGAGAGTCTCCGCATTATCCCGGCAGTGTTGGCAAAACGCGCAATTGTTCAGAATCACTTCCGCCCCGGCGCCGGGATCATACTCGCGCTTCGGTTTTGGCGGCGGCGTTGGTTCGGGATCCTGTTTCTTTGTGAGCAGTTCCATCAACCACACCGGCGGATCGGCGGGCTCGGCGTCCTCGGGCGGAATTACCCATTCATACCGCCGCCCCGACGGATGGATCGACGGCGGCGCGACAATATATCCGCCGTCGCCGCGAAAATCGAGCCCCGGTTTTTTTCCGGCGAAGTTCCGCCACTCTCCACCGCCGGGATGCCGAAACAGATAGTGACGACCCTTCCCCGTGTTCGTGTGCGGTGTCCGCGGGATGTCGCTACCAGCGACTTGCTCAAGTGACCGCCGTCCGTCCTCGCCGTCAACGTCCAGCACGACGATGCCGGATACCGCCCCTGTGGCGATGCCGATGTTTGCTTCCGGCCACTTTTCCCACCAGGAGCGAATTTCGTCCTCCGTCGCCCGGCGTTCCTGATATTCCTTCCATGAAGCGATCGCCGGCTTTTTGTCGCGGCGTCGGAGGGGAATCACACTCCATCCGAGCCGCGCGTATTCGAGTGCATGTTCAAGCATGTTCACGGTATCCCCTCCGACAAGGAGGGCGGCCGTTTGACCGCCTCACTTTATGCAATGTCTTCATCCGTGCTGGTTCCTGCCGTCTCCTGCACGTCGTAATCCGTCACATCGATCGTGACATTCCGCAGCACAGGCTTAATGCCGGCGACGTATGCCTTCATGTGTTCGATTTCCTCTTTGGTCAGGTCTTTCACGCGGGTAAATACACCTTCGCTGTATTCGATGCCTCCGCTATTTTTCGCCTTTTGCAGTTTGATTTTGGTCACGACGCCATAAAACTTTTTCAGTTTGGATGTGAGATTGACCATATACGCATTCCATGCTTTGACGCTGGTTGGCGGGATTGTGATAATGAGTGGCAGGATTTCACCTTCCCTTAGCAGCGCCACACGCTTCATGTTTTTGCAGGCCTTGCCGTTCGTCTTGTTTCCGTTTTGATCCACGGCCGTGCCCCACTGGTTGAACGGACAGGTTGCACACTCCTGGCATCCTCCGGCCCACGGCACGTTCGCACCTTCCGGGGCAAAACCGATTTTGCCGTCCATCGACGTGCAATCCGGCGCGTTTCTCTCGCCATCGAAGCGTCTGGACCAGTAGGCGTTCGCGGAATGCTGATCCACCACGACGCCGACCAATTCCTTAGCTACGTCAGCTTCGTCCTCGCCAGGAATTTCAAAAGCGAGATTGCCGCCGCTGGGGAATTTTACTCGCGGAAAATCCGGCGTAATGCCGTCCAGATTTTCCATCATATATTCTTGGACTTCATTCGGCTGGGTCAAGATAGGAAGATTGATCGAAGGATTTACGATTGCAGGGAGATTGTTGCTCATGGTTTGATTCGCTCCTTTGTGGTATTTTTTATCCGCGTCCTCTGCGGACAGCAATTTTTTGTTTTTGGTACACATTGAGCAGTTGCGCGAATTCTTCCGGCAATTCGCCGTTTTCGTCCAGCTCTTTATACAGTGACGTGAGAGACTGCGCGTTCACTTGCTCCTTAACCAAGTCACCGTAGCCGTTTTCCTTGAGCCACGCGAACGCCTCTTCTTTGCATTCGGCCCTGATGCTGGCGTAAGTTTTGACTTCCGGACGGAACGTGCGGCCGGCATAAGTGAATTTTTCCAAGTCTTCCGAGATCATCAGTTCAAAAAGCTGGCGCTCGGTTTCCTCTTCGAGCTTGTTGAGCTCCTTTTCTCGTTCCGAGAGCGCTTCTTTTTCGTCCCGGATCGTGATGAGCCGGTTGGCCAACTCGACGATCGGATTTTGCTGTTGCACTGTTGCTTCCATGTGAATCATCCTTTCATGAATTCTCGCCATCGGTCCACGACCAGATCGGCAACATTCTTCTTTTCCCGCAGCGCATCGTATATGTGCTCATCGACAGTACCTTGTGCAAGCAGATAGATATAGGTTACCGGGTACTTTTGCCCGATCCGGTGAATGCGCGCCTTCGCTTGCTCGTGATTCGCCAGGCTGAAATCCATGCTGTAAAAGATCGCCGTATCCGCCGCAGTCAAGGTGATTCCCAGCCCAGCCGTCTGAATCTGCGCAACAAACACTTTCACTTCCGGATTGGTCTGAAAATCCTGCACGGCTTGGCCACGGTCGGCCTGCTTTACGTCGCCCGTAATCACACGGTACCCGATACCGCGCTTTTCCAGCAGTTTGCCAATCTCTTTGATTTCCGGAATGAACCGGGCAAAGACGACCACTTTCTTGCCGGCGTCTAACAGATCGGTCAGCAGTTCATCAAATACTTTCAATTTCTCGCTCCCGACCCGATGCACAAAGCCATTTTCGTCGGTGACAAAACCTCCGGTCACCTGGGAAAGCCGCAATAGTTTGGTCAACACATTCGCCGCCGTGACCGTGCCGCCGGACAGCTCTGCGATTGCTTCTTTTCGCAGTTCGTTGTAGACGTGGCGGGCGTCTTTCTCCAGTTCGATATAATGCGGTTGCGTGATTTCTTTCGGCAGATCCAGGGCTTCCGCTTTCGTCACTCGAAACGCGATGCTGTGTGCCTTTTTCACCAGTTCGTCGAGTCGCTGGTATCCGACGATCTTTTTCGGTCCTTGCATCGGACGGCTTTTGTCCAGCGGCACCATTTGCGCGTAACGCGCGCGGAATGCCGTGAAACTCCCGCCGAAAATCTCTGGTTGCAGAAACTTGTACTGGCTGTAGAAGTCGAGCGGACTTTGCGTGACCGGCGTTCCCGTCAAAATCATCCGGTATGCCGCCAGCTGCCCGATCCGGTGCAAGCACTTGGACTGTGTTGCCCCTGGCGTTTTGATCCGCTGACTCTCGTCGCAGATGATCATTCCACCGCGGATCCATGCGGCCAGTTCCTTCTCTACTCGCCATGTGGACTCATAGTTGATCACGGCCACTTGCAGTTTGTCGCCGGGCGGAGGCAACTTTTTCAGCGTCTCCGCCTTTTCTTTGCTCGACCCTTGCAGGGCAATGACTTCCGTAGGAAAAGCGGCAAACTGTTTAAATTCTTTCGGCCAGACTGGAACAACGGAGGTCGGCGCCACGACCAGCACACGACGCAAACCGTCGTACTTGTATCGGTGTCCCGCGATGGCGATAGCCGTCAAAGTCTTGCCGCAACCCTGCTCCATAAGTGCAGCGAAATTGGGCAGCGTGATGCCGATCGCAAAAGCACGCTTTTGATGTTCGAATGGTTTGGCCAGGATCGGCATCTCTACATCCGGAACGTTATCACTGTTTTTAATCCGCTGCGCTTCTTGTTCCCGTTCCTCGATGCGCTGTACTGCCCGCACTGCTTCCGCATCGATGGAAACGGTCGGAAACAAACGACGGATATCCTTGACCACTTCCGGTCGGACCGGATACGTCCAGGCTTTTTCTGCGCTGTCCCATTTGTAACCGGGAATGTGTTTCGCAAGCTCCCGATCTTCATAGGGACAACGCAGAATGAGACGTTGATCTTTGATGCTGACTTTCGGAATATGCAATGCGGTAGACATCTCAATCCTCCATCCCCGCTACGACTATCCGCGCACCCATGAAGCGCATGAAGCACACGAAGTCACAGAAGTATTCGCCGCCGCTTTCAACAGCATCATCACCAAGGAAAATTGAGGCGCCGCACGCTTCGCACTTCGCTACGATCGCCGCCGGCTTCTCCTGCGGATCGGGGAGGCCGACGGCAAAACGATCCAAAGATGGAGCCATCTTCACATCCTCCTTGCTCCATCCTACCAACCGTGGTAGAATGGCTGTGATAGGTTGATTTCGCTTAGGTCGCCCTCAGCAGGCGGCTTTTCTTTTTTGCCAGCGTCGCCTGTTCTGCTCGCTGACGTGTGACAGCAGAGCCATGCGTTCGGCGCTGGTCAACATTCGCCAGACTCTCACGCGGATGAACATGCTCGATCACTCCTCGTGGTATTTCCGCAACCGCATAAGCCAGAGTTCCGCCGTCTCCATGTGCGTGATCGCGATACTCTTTTCACGGCAGTTTTCCAGCTCGCGGACGGCTTCCAGAGCGTTTTGGATTTTGTCTGACATGACTTGGTTCACCTCCTTTCAAGCAGATTTTCCGAATGTCAATTCCCAGCTGCCGTTCTCGATCATCTCCAGCCACCGTTCAAACGTGATGCCGTATTTCTCATGCAGCCGTAACCTTGCAAATACTCGTCCGAGTCGATCCACCCGGTCGTCGGGGTGCGCGTAGCCATCAGATTCGTAGCAAGGTCTGGGCATCATGCGCGCTCACCTGCCATTTCCAGCTTTTGCTCGTAACTGATCAGCGCGTCTGCGATCGTCCGCGTCGCAAACCATTCTTTGGCTTCGTCGGTGACGAGCTTGGCGCGCTGATCGGCGTCACAGACCTCGCGGATCCAGAAGACATCATCTGTTTGGGCCATTGTTGGTCACCTCCGGGTAATTTTTCTCGATCTGTGCCCGTCCCGGGTTGCCAGCCGGCATCTGCTGATACGCGCAGCGGATGCAC